GACGTGGTTTATCAGGCCAGATATGGGCACGGTGCCTGGTATCGCAAGTTTGCGTCGTTTATCGACCGTGATTATTCAAACATCGGCGTCGGCGAAGTCTGGGTCAGTGACCATGCTCAAATCGACGTGCTCGCCGGTGAAGACGGCAAGCATAAAGCGCCCTGGTTTACCGCCTGGCGCGATGTTAAATCAGGAAAAATGCTCGGCTGGAACCTGCATCTCGAAGCTCCGAATTCTGATCATATTTTCGAGGCTTTCTTTGAAGCCGCCGTCAAACACGGTCTGCCTAAACATGTTTTGATTGATAACGGTAAAGATTACCGCTGCAAAGACTTTGCCGGTGGCCGTGCTTTTCTGAAAAAACACAAAGTTATCATCGACGAAGCGAAAACCAGACCAATGCTCGACCTGCTCGGCATAGACGTTCATTTTGCTCTGCCGTATAACGCCCAGACCAAACCGATCGAGCGCGACTTCTTGAAATTCAAGACCTGGTTTTCAAAATGCTTTCCCGGATATCGCGGCGGTGACGTGGTTGAGCGCCCCGAAGGCCTGCAGCTCAAAGTCAAATCAGGTGAGCTGATGGAATTCAAAGAACTGAAAGAGATTTTCGACGATTTCGTCGAAGAAGCCTTCAATAACTTCCCGTCGAACGGCAAGGTTCTGCAGGGTCGCACCCCGAATCAGCTGTGGGCTGCTGAGTTCCGCGAAAAACGCGAAGTCAGACGCGATGCGCTCAAACTCTTCTGCATGAGATCAAGCGAAGTGGTCACAATCAGGCGCAACGGCATTCACGACAGCAAATACGATGTCGATTATTACGCAGAATGGATGAACGGGTATCGCGGCACTAAAGTTTATTTCCGTCGCGCACCCGACCAGATGCAGGAAGTCTGGGTTTTCAACGCCGCCGACAACAGCTATATCGACGCAGCATACCTGCGCGGCAAAGTCGACTTTTTCGCCGATACCGACGTTAAAAAAGCCGAGCTGCAAGAACAGCTCGCCGCCAAACGCCGCGACCAGAAGCGCGTCAAAGAAGAACTGGCCAAAATTACCAAGCTTGAGCCCCGGGTTGAGCTTGCATACCTGCAGACCGGCACCAACGCCAAATACAACACCGTAGTTACCGAAACGGCCAACCCGGTTGTGCATATGGTCAACTGCCAGGCAGATCAGGCCGTGATTCAGAAAAAACAGGTTGAAGACCGCGAAAAATGCGGCCTGCAGGGTCTGACCCCGAAGGCGAAGCGACCCACTCCAATTTTTGCATCGAGAACAGACAAAGAACTGTATGAAAAATCTCTCAATCGGAGGAACGTAGATGAATAAGGAACTGAGAAACCAGGTTAAAACCTTTCTCGAAGAAAATGGCAAGAGCGCGTCAATGGCAGCGAAGGGCATCGGCTACAGCGCGTCGGCACTGAGCCAATGGCTGAGTTTCAGCTACAAGGGCGATGTGAAAAAGTTCGAAGCTGCCGTTGAAAACTGGCTTGCGCGTCAGATCGAACGCCAGCAGAGAACCGTTATCGAGAGTGATTTCGTTCACACCTCGATCGCTAAAAAAGTGTTTGAATACGCCGAATACTGCCTGCTCGAAAACGAAATCGGCGTGGTTTACGGCCCCGCCGGGCTCGGCAAAACCTTTTCGGTTAAAGAATTCCACCGCCTGAACCCCTCGACCATTCTCATTGAAGCCGACCTGGGCTATACCGCCAAGGTTCTCTTTCAAGAGATGCATAAGATCGTCGGCCTCGACGGTCACGGCTCGATTCATTCGCTATTTGAAGATGTCGTTTCCAGGTTAAAGGGAACTGACCGCATGATCATCGTCGATGAAGCCGAACATCTGCCCTATCGCGCCCTTGAGCTGCTGCGCCGCGTCTATGATAAAGCCGGTGTCGGAATTCTGCTGATCGGTATGCCGACTCTTATCGGCAATCTGCGCGGCAAGCGTGGCGAATATGCCCAGCTTTACAGCCGGGTCGGCGTGAAATGCGCTTTGCAGGTTCTCGACCCGTCTGATACCGAATTATTCGTGAAAAACGCTCTGCCCGGCTCAAATGGCATTCACAAGACCTTTCATCAGGTCGCCAACGGCAACACCCGTGTGCTGAGCAAGCTGATCAGACGCAGTATCAGAATGTCAGAAATCAATCACCTGCCGATCGATAAACCTCTGGTCGAAGAGGCCGGAAAATCTTTAATCATCTGAGGTAAATCATGTCTACACCGAAACAGCGTCAGCTGATAGGCAATCTGCGCAACAAGCTGCAGATGACCGACGAAGAATACCGCTGCCTGCTTTACGGCAGCTACGGCGTCGAGTCTTCAAAGCAGCTTACCAACGAAGAGGCCGGGCAGTTTTTGAACAAACTGATTCAAGACGGAGTGTCAGCCGGAGTCTGGAAAGGCAACCCGACCACCGCCCCGAAAGCACCCGAGAAAAAGCAGAGATATGAAGACCTGGGCAACCGCCCCGGCATGGCCTCGCCGAAGCAGCTGCGCATGATCGAATCGATCTGGTATTCGGTCAGCCGGGCAACTACCCCCGAAGATCGAGCCAGAGCGCTGAGGTCTTTTCTGAGCCGGTTCGACTGTTCAGACATCAGATTTATCGACAAGAAGACGGCAAGCAGTGTCATAACCGTTCTGCAAAGAATGGCAATCGCCAAGGAGAAAAACAGATGACCAGAGAGTGGCTGGTTTGCATGAAGTGTGGGCAGATGTGCTCACCCAGGCGCTACATACCAAAGCGCTGCAAAGTGTGCGGCGCTTTCCAACCCTGGACTTTCACTGATGACAAGGGTGAAGCCATTGCCATCAAGAAAAACATTCGTAAAGGAGAAACAAATGAAAACCGTTAGAGAACTCGACAACATCGCCAAGGATTACGCCGATTCAAGACAGGTGCTGAGCGATCGTGTGCAGGCGCTCAAAGATGAGATCGAGGCTGTAAAGCGCAAATACATGCCGACGATCAGACACGCGGCCAACAAGGCCCGAACCATGAACGAGAAACTTGCCCAGGCAATCGACGAATCTCGTGATTTATTCAAGAGCCCAAAAACCATGACCATTCACGGCATCAAGTTCGGTCTGCAGAAATCGAAAGACGATATCGACTGGGAAGACGAACAGCAGGTAATCAAGCGCATCAAGAAGCTTATGGTCAGTCAGATTGATGTTCTCGTAAACACCAAGGAAAGCCTGCATAAAACTGCGTTAAAGCAGCTTTCACCGGCAGACCTGAAAAAGATCGGCATCGTCATTGTTGAAGGCGGCGAGCAGGTATTAATCAAAGACACCAACTCAGAAATCGACAAGCTTGTTAAAAAGCTGCTCGACGAAGAAAAAGTGCTTGAGGAAGCAGCCTGATGTCAGTTGAGCTCCCAAAAGTAAGCGCCAAGCGTGAGGCCGATGTTTTCGCCTCAACTAACGCTTATTTGCGGGCACTCATCGACGGCGAGCCCGAGCCGATCGCCGAGACTCGGGCCGTATGGGAAAAAGTTCTCGAAGAAGACTGCATTGCAAAGGATTAGAGGTGAACAATGGAACAGAACCTGCTTTTCAGCGACAAACCAGAACCCGCGCCCAGGGTTGAAAAACCTAAAGGCAAGCCCGGCAGCAAGCTTTTGCAGATGCTTGAGCAATACAAGGACTTTATCGACATACTCGACGAAGATGATTTCTCAAACGATGATATGCGGCTCGTCTCAGATATTTTCGGCCCCGAAATCGCCTTTGTCATTCTGGCCGAGCTGGGCGGGCTGCAGCTGAATGTTCCGAAAAGCGGGCTGAACAAGATTCGCGAAAAATATATCAAGAAACATTTCGACGGCAGCAACGCCAAAACCCTGTCGGTCAGGTGCCGCTGCTCGCAGTCATTCGTTTACAGCTGTCTCAGATAAAACAACCGGAGGAAAACATGAGCTACCAGGAACGCACAGAATGGCTTAAAAGTGCCAGGGCGATTCATAAACAAACCGTTGATGCTGCAGTTCTCGGCCTTGAAATGGTCGTTGACAGCGCCAGAAAAACCGGCAGGCTCGATCTTAACGCCTGTCTCGAACTGCTCAGTCATGCCGAATTTGCACAAAACCACGTTGACCGGCTTGATAAGAAGCTTGCAGCCATAACCGAAGCCGAAGCGAAATTCAAAGACCAGGCAAAGTTTTTTGAAAGAATCCGCAATCGCATCGAGCCCGCCGAAAAGCCTGATGCAAACAAGGTCTATTTCTTCGTCTGCAGAGGTGGCCTGAAATGAAACTGATTTGTCCGATTTGTGGCGGTAGCGCCAGCGCAGAAGCATGGCAGCATGATGCCGAGGCAAGAAACTTCATCGTTGAAGTCGTTAATTTGCCTGCCGACCTGCAGAAATGCGCTATCGCCTATATCGGGCTTTTCAGACCCGAAAAGGGTCGCGGCCTGGCGTGGGGTAAAGCTAATCGACTGCTGGCTGAATTCAAAGAACTGGTTGCAACCCGCTCTATCAACTGGGAACGCGCCGGAGAGAAACCGATCAGCGCCGCGATCTGGAAAGCTGCGATAGAAGCGGTTATTGAACGCCGCCCGACCCAGCTGAAGAATCATAATTATCTGAAGCATACCGCTTACGATATGGCCAGTAAGGCCCAGGGCAATGAACCGCCCCCGGTCGAGCGTCGAAATGAAATGCCTGGTCAGCCGGTGCCCGATGTAAAAACCGCCCCTCAGTCGGCGCCTGAAATACTTTACACCGAAGAGCAGCGGCAAAACGGCCTGAAGCGCATTAAAGAAATAACCGATATGCTCGGCGGCAAAATGACTCAGAGTGCTGCGCCAGAGACTGAAGATCAGAAGCGGCGCAGAATGTTGCAGCAGGCAGACAATGGCAGAAATTAATCTTGAGGGGTGTTTGAAATGGGAAGTAAAGCAAAATCAGAAATTAAGCCGGCAGCTCTTCGAAAAAGAACTGGAGATAAACAGTCTCAAAGCAGAAATCGACAGTCTGCGCAAGGCGTTGTCGCTGCTCGCCACATCTGGAGAAACGGAATGTTGATCGAGACTATCTACAGCGCCGAATCGTTCAACGATGAGCCGTCAGACTGTATTTCTCTCGAAATTCACCCCGGCCAGGGCCGTGGCGCTCCGGCAATGTTTTATTTGAATGTCGAAGATGCAATCGCGATCATTCACTCGCTTTCGGCAGCGGTCAGCGCCGCCATTGAAGACCGAAAGCCGATCTGGCCGGTAGAAAAAGAATAGGCGCGAATTTTCAGCGCCCACCAACAAAAGTTTATGCAAGATTTCATTAAATCGGAGGTTAGAAAAGTGAAAAAGGTTTTATTAATCATCGGCCTGCTGGCACTGGCAACGCTGGTCGGCTGCAGAAAAGAGCGTAAAGAAAACTACCCGTTTACCCCGCCCTGGTGGACTCAGCAAACTTACCCCGACGGCACCCCCGGCGTCGTTGATCTGAGACTGTGAGGTCAGGCATGAAAGCTGAAGAAATTTGCGAAAACGCCATCAGACGTTTTGGCATCACTGCGCAAACTCTCAAGCTTATTGAAGAGCTTGGCGAATTAACCCGTGCCGCTTCGCGTTGGCTGAACGAAGAGCGAGAAGACTATGATGAAGATGATGATGAGGCCAATTTGTGCGAAGAAATCATCGATGTTGAAATATTGCTTCAGCAGATTAAAAGCAGGCTTAATCCAGTCGCTCTTGATTTCTGGCGAACCAAAAAGCTTTTGAGACTTCAGGCAATGCTTGAAAGAAGCGAAAACCCCGGAGGCATTGTAGATGTGTGACTGTATGGAAAATTTCAAAAATAAACTTGAAAAGAAATATGACGGAGAAGCGGTAAAAGTCATTGTTACTCTTAAAAATGGCTCTCACTGTCTTTTTTGCGGCAAAACCCAGGAGGCAGAAGCATGAAAATGGAGCTTATTTGTAGAAATTACGACACCGGAAAAGAGCTTGTAATAACATTCGAGGCCAAAGAACCAGAAAAACCGGTTCGGCAAAAAGTCGACAGTCAGGTTGAGTTGAAGGTTAGAACTATCAGCGGGGAATCATTGACGCTCGGAGACTTTCAGCCCGATGCTTTTGGGGTTTCAGATATGTTTATGAAAAATTTCCTGGCGTTTGCGAAGCCCGCGAAGAGGTGATCGGCTGATGATGATTTATGCGCAGCTGGCTTTGTTTCTTACAGTCGTTATGAGCTTGTGTAACGATAATGATGATTTCATTACATAAGGTGGCAGAAATGGGCAGAAAAAGCATTTTTGATGAACTGGTTAAAATTCGTTACCCGGCCCGAGCGGTTACCGCCGCCCAGGACTGGAACATCGAAATCGAGCAGGCAGCCCGCAGGCTTTACGATGCGGCGAGAAAAAAGCAGTTGCACCGCGACGGCGGAACGTTTATACCGACCCCCGAAACGCTGCGGATATGGAAAGAAAATGGCTACTACTGAGGTTAGCGTAATTATGCAGGTTGAACAGGTGCACGATTTGATCGTCGCTTCACAGACTCCATCTGAGGCGGTCGAAAAGATCGAGGCCTTTCTGTCCGGCAACGACCCTGAAGCCTTGCACGCGCTGATCTGGCTGGCGGTAATTAATCACTACCGCCTGAACTTTAAACAAGGTTGCGATTGCCGCCCATAGCCGCGAGGGCGAGCGACAATTACCCGACCGCTAAGGACAAAAACTTAAGGGTGCAAGAAGCGGTGACAGCCGGGAGAGACCGGCAGGCCGGGCGGCATGGTGGCCGCATCGCCAGCGGCGAATGAATAGAAATCATTCGCACTGCAGAAATACCGGATGGACAGGCCCGGGGCGATTAAGCAGACCGCGAGCAAAACGGCGGGTTCGAATCCCGCACCGGTCAATGATGATGCGGCTGCTGGCTGTGCCGGGCCGCTCACAATTCTCAATCGGAGAATTTCTACTGTTTCTCTCTCTGTCGGTCGGGCCGGACAACCCCGCGCCCGCCCGGCTCAAACAAAATCAGGAGGTAAAGTATGGTCGAATGGATTTGCAGCGACTGTCAGCATGAGTTCTTCGACTCTGAGTGGTCGGCGATCTGCCCGAATTGCGATTCAACAAACTGTAGCAGAATCGAGGTTGATGATGAATAGACCGAACGAGGGCTGGGGCTGGCCCGATCAGTCGAGAAAAGCCCATTATTTTCGCGGTGGCCGCTCTTTGTGTCGTAAGTGGATCTTCCTGGGTCGCCTGCCTCTCGAACAAGGCAACGATGATTCACGCTCCAACTGCGGAGCCTGCAAAAAGAAACGCGCCCAGGAGAAAAAAGATGGATGTATTTGATCTGATCGCAGTCTGCAATCTTTTGTTCGTCAGCTTTGTTGCTTATCGGGTCATCACCGAAGCCAAAGCCTGGCTCAACGAAAAAGAACGCGAAGCCCGGAGATATAAATGATTACAAAAGAACAATGGGCTGAAATCGAGAAAACTCTTCAGGGGATGTTTGCTAGAGCAGAATTCAGGCTTGGTGAAGACAGAATCTCCGTTGAGCGCCGCAAGGCAGAAGAAGGCAGATATGAGCTTGTTGTGTTCTTCAACGGCTGGATCAAAGGCGTCTGGTCGCACGATCCAGAAAGTGAGAACTATCAGCCCCTGATCGAGAAGTTTTGGCGAAAAGTTACTCGATCGCTGTATTCGCCCAAAAAAGTTGCCGAGGCGGCAAAGGGCATGAGTAAGCAGTGTGCAAAAGACTTTGTTGAGCGCTTAATAAGCGAAAAGGTTGTTTACTATCTTCCTTTCTGGCCCAAAGCAAAAACCCTGGTAAACCATTTCAAAAAAATCAAAGACCTCGAATTAATCAGTAAAGATAGCGTCTCGGGGTTTTAAGAAGGAGTAAAAATCATGTTTAATGAAATTATGGCTGAAGAATTGAAAGAGTTGAAAGAAAGAGTGGCTTCGATTGAAGCGAAGCTTTGCCAATTCAGAGAGCGTCAACCGGCTGTTGCCGGGAATGTCGAACAAATTGTTGCAGATATTAATGAAAAAAACGGCAATGTATTGATTATTCGGGGCGGCGACGTCAGTGAAGCTCTTGGCGAGTTAATAGTCCGATTTAAAGATGATCCTGATGTTTTGCCGATTCTTGCCAACTCGCTTGCCGCAACCAGAACAAAAAGAAGTCTCCCGAAAGATCGCGACCCCCAGGAGACTTTGCCGACAAAAGGCCTGAACGATGAAACTATTCGGGCTATCGAAGAGCAGGTCTTTGGTAAAAAGAGCTAAATCATGTTTCGCTCTTTCAGAAGTTGAGTCGGTCTAAATTCTGGCTTTTCGAGGTTGAATTCTGAGAGTTCGGGATATTTGTTTTTTAAAGCAGCTTTTGCATTATCATAAGACTCTTCCCATAGCTTTTTAAAATCATCGGCGGTAAAGTTTTTTGAAATTCTTGTAAGCTTGGCGGTTTCGAGATAAAGAAGGTTTCTAAGTGTTAGAATCTCAAGGCGGTTTTGATAAATTTCTTGTTCAATATTCACAGTAAATACCTCTCTTTGAAAAATGTTGATGGTTTTATCGGCAAGAAGGGCAAATATTTTGAGTAAAGAAAATGAGCTGATTTGACAAGATGGGGTGAAATGCCGTATAAAGAGTTTAGGCGACTAGAAACGCCTTGAACTTTCAGCGGAAGTCACTCCCGTCAGAGTGAATTGTTCTTTTAGGCAAAGTTTTGCCGGGAGTAGGCTAATATAAGACCCGCAAGGGGAATAGGCCTGACCGTCTGAAAGCGGTTTCTAGCTCCCGGCTTTTGCTTTTAGCGCAGAAGTCCATAGAAAAACTTTCAGGAGGCTTTTATGCCAGTATCAAAATCTCTTATTTCTATTTCGTTTCATGGCGACACAATCTATGCATTCCAGCATGAAAACGAACTGTTCACGCCAGTCCGGCCTATTGTTGAGAACATGACTCTTGACTGGGGCGGTCAGCAAAAGAAACTCTCTAGCAATAAGGCTCGATGGGGTGTAGAGATTATCTCTATACCTTCAGCAAGTGGCTCACAAAGAGCAATTTGCATACCCGTCAGAAAACTTGCCGGGTTTCTCGCCACCATCAACCCGAATAAGGTGCGTAATGAGCTGCGGGCTAAAATTATTCGCTACCAGAATGAGTGCGATGACGCGCTCTGGAACTACTGGACTACCGGCACCGCAAAACGCCCTGAATCAACCACTTTTCAACCAACTCAGCCCGATCTGCCGCACGTCGATCGAGAACCGCAGTTGATCACCGAAAGCGAACGCGACTTGCTCAATACCATTAAAGAGCTCGACACCAATAACCGCAGCCTGGCCGGTGAACTTGAAAACACCAGGGTAAATTACATAAGGCTTCTTGAGACTCATGTTGATCTGCTTCAGGCCAAATACGAAGAGCTTAAAAACAACCCGATCAAGAGAACTAATCGCAAGCCGCGCCCGGTGACCGAAGAAACCAGAAGAGCGATTAAAGAGCTTGCTAAAGCCGGCCTTTCACGGCAAGAAATCTCTCGCCGACTTGAACGCAGCACCGCCACTATTCATACGATTCTCGGCCCGGTCGGTGCTGCCGCATGAGAAAGGTCGCCATTCTACCCAGAAGACAGGAGGCAAATATGAACGAAGTAAACATTGAAATAGAAGAAATATCGACCTCGCTGCAGGCAGTTGGCGACCTGATGAGTGCTGACATGGAGATTTCGTCTGGTGGGCGTGACCGCATTGCGGTATTGATTATCTACCTGACCAGGCAGCTGCAGGAGAAGATTAGCCAGGCACGTAATATTAAAATCTGATCTTGTTAATAAATGGTCATTTCGACCTGATAAATCAGGCTCAATGACCGTTGTGGATGGGCGGTCATTGAGCTTGTCGAAATGGCCGCTTTTTTTATTTGCCGTTGAGGTCGAGGAGGTAGTCTGACAGCATATTGATTGCATTCTCAAGATTCGTAGGGTGAAGCGTGAGAAACGGCCTGGCCGGAACATTACCCGCCGGGTTCGGCACGTTTCTGCTGTGACCCGCCACATCATGAACAACGCCTTTTTTACTAGTGCGTTTGTGATCGGCTATTCTTATGACTGCAGTGCCGAATTCGCCTTTTCTTGCCCCGAATTGATGAATCTTTGCATAAAAGACGTTGGTGCCGACAGTTGCCGAGTTTTCATCATATTTTGGATTGATGCTGTCTCTCAATCTTCTGGAACGAGAAAGAATCTCAAATGGTGGCCCGAAGCCTTGCTTTTCTCTAAGCTTCTTCGTCATCGGGCTGAGTTCTTTCCATTTATTGCCGCCGCCAATGTAGCTGCCGACGGCAGAATAACGGCCCCCGGCATCAAAATTGCCCTGGACAGAATTCATTATTTCTTCGCCGATCGAAGCCATAACCGTCTTCATGTTGCCGATTCTGGCCCGCAGCTTTTTAAGCAGGTCTTTTAAGGGTTTGTCATCGATCTCGATAGTGAATTTTGAATTCATGTTGAATAAGCCTTTAACGCCTATTGAATGCGCTTTTAATCTTTAATAATTCCGGCTGCTTTCCAGACATCGCCAAGAGTGATTGAGGTAGCCACTTCAGTATCGTATTTACCCAGAATTTCATGCCACTTTATTTGAAACTCTTCTGACAGCAGCTTGCTTTCTTTTTTGTGGTCGCGGTTTGGCCAGCCTTTGCCGCGATACTTTTCTGTCAGCGCTTCTTCTTGCCGGTAGTTTTCTTTTACCAGTGTTGCAAGCTCCTGCAATGCTTTTTCGCGATCAGTCATTTTTGCTCCTCTTCAACCCGATTCCGAGCTCTTTCGCTCTTATCAGCGCCTTGAGATGATTTGCCAGTTCTTCGTTCGACTGTGCCGCCGGAAGTTTCGACAGCTTCTCAAGCTCTGCAATATCTATATCGGCAGGGTTGCGGGTAAGCTCGTAGATGTATTTATAGTCAACGCCTCGCAGGCATTCTATCTCATTATCGATAAAGGTTGCAAAATCACGGTCGCTCATTGTGAATTCGGTTTCTTCATCGATATGGTTGTGAGTAACGTATGCGCCTTTGAGGCTACTGCCCAG